GCCCCGGTAATTCGTCGGATGCGCCTTCGACATAATCAAGCCACTCGACCCAAGCTTTACGACCGATGTTTTCTGCGACAATATATTGGTTATTGCCATTGCGCGAGGCACCAGGCAAACGAGAAAGGCGAGAGGGATTGCGGTTCTGCTTGTCCACTACAACACCATTCTTTTCGAGAAAATCATATAAGAACTCTACACGCTTACGGTATTCGTCATAACCATCGGCATCAACTTTCACGATGGCGTGAAGGCTCTTCCCACCACTGTGAACAAGGCAAACGATCGGCAACTCTAGCTTGCGGTACATTGCATCTTGGTCTGCAATCGACATACTATCGGATTCCACAAGGGCATAATTGAACTTTGTTATATGCTCGTTTTTTACGCCCGCACCGCTAACGGGATTAAAGCGAATCCAAGCACCGGCTTCTTTATGCCAGTCACCGATTGTTGCGCCGAGGTCGTTGGGGTATTTATCGAGAGAAGCAATAAGCTGTCCCGCTGTACGGTCATAGTAACCCTTGCTTGAGGGCTTCCATTTGCCGTCACTATCTTCCCACGATTCGGTAACATAGCTGACAAGGTCATCTTTATCGAAAAGTAAAGATAGGTAGCGTTTTAGTTCTGCGACGGGGTTGAAGTGTTCCTGCGTTGTGCTGTATGCGGTAAAATCGTCACCATCGTAGGAGATAGTATCCGACCAATCCATAATGCCGTTGTTTTCAAAGGGAGTCCAGCCACGCTCTTTTGCCATTTGAACGATAGTAGCACCCGTGATAGGGGTGACTGCTCCTTTGAAGGTGCGCCACTTACGTTCGCACTCGCCCTTTTTATATCTCTTGTCGTTGCGACTCCAGTTGTCCCATACTTCCCAGGAGTAGTCCTCGGATTGAAGTGCCATTCCAACATTCACCCACTCCTGATAGGAGAGGGAGGAAACGTCGATTTTTTCAAGTGCAGATAAAATATTATTCATAGTGACTACTCCTTAAGGTCTGTATTTCGCAGGAACAAGCCCGTGAGGAATCATCCAGTTGTTCATAGAGAGGCGAGAAATCATCTTACTTGCATCCTCGAACCTCCACGTGCCTACCTGAAGGAATCCGTACCTTTCGAGGCATCGAATTTGCTTCGGCGTTGCCAGTCCCTCATCCTGTCTGCGCTTGAGACGGTCGATAATCATACTTGCCATTCCTGCGTTTTGCACAGTTTCGGCAAATATACCTCTGTTCTCCAAGAACTGAATTTGTTTCTCGGAGGGGGGAGCCATCTCCCAAGCGAAAGTCGGCACATAGTTGGCAAGGTCTTCTGCAGCAATCGACATCGCGTATTGCAACGGATCGACCAGCTTGCGCTTACGGCGCCGCATTTCGTGAAGCTCACGTGCAAGAGCCTCTTCACGCTCACGAAGCACATCTTTTTCGGCTTCTTCTTCAGCTTCAAGGAGGTCATACTCACCTTCACCGGAAACAAGACGTTCATCCATTCGCTTTGCGATGTTTTCATCCTTTGAGATAAGAGCAGAGGGGCGACACAAATCGTGCCTGTCTGTCATCCAAAGAAAGTCTAAGAGCAAAAGGTGGTCTTTGCCTTCGCATAGGCGCATACCTCTGCCAACCATCTGCTGATAAAGGCTTCTAACCTTGGTGGGGCGGAGAACTACAACGCAATCTACAGAGGGGCAATCCCAACCTTCCGTGAGAAGCATACTGTTGCAGAGAACATCAAACTGATTCTGCTCAAAGCGTTCCAATATTTCCGAGCGGTCTTCGCTGTTGCCATTTACTTCGGCAGCTCGAAGACCATATTTATTGAGAAGGTCACAAAACTTTTTTGACGTTGCAACAAGCGGTAAAAATACAACCGTCTTGCGACCTTTGCAGTAATGCATCATTTCCTGCGCAATCTGTTCTAAGTACGGGTCAAGTGCAGAGCCGATTTCACCTACGGCATAGTCACCATTGGATATACCAACCGCACCGATATCCAACTCGAGAGGGATGAGCTGAGCCTTGACGGGGCAGAGATACCCATCTCGTATTGCTTGGCTCATTGCATATTCGTAGGCCTTGCTGTCAAAATATTTTCCCAGATTACGCTGATCCCCACGGTCCGGTGTTGCTGTGACACCCAGGATGTTAGCACTGGGAAAATGCTCAAGCACACGCTGATAACTGTCCGACAAACAATGATGCGCTTCGTCGACAACGATATCAGTAAAGTAATCCGCTTGAAAGCGTTCAAGGCGCTTAGGCTGTGCAAGGGACTGCACCGAACCAATGGTGACAGGGACACTGCTTCCCAAAGACGTGCTTTCTGCTTTTTCAAGTACCGACTCTAAGCCGGTCACACTTTTGAGCTTGTCTGCTGCCTGTTCGAGGAGTTCTCCTCGGTGAGCCATAATAAGTACACGACCGCCTTTCTTGACGCGGTCTTCTGCGACTGAAGCAAAAACCACCGTTTTGCCACAGCCCGTCGGGAGAACAAGAAGTGTTTTCTTGTTCCCGACAGACCATTGGTGTAAGATGGCATCTCTCGCCTCAGCCTGATAAGGTCTGAGAGATATCATTGGCTACCTCCTTAAATGAAAGGAAGCTCATCATCGGGATTGAGTTCAATAAATCCGCCATCGTCCCCAGTAAAGAAGGAGGGATCGTAGTCGATGAACCTTTCGATATCGTTTACGATTTTTTCCTCGCCGTTATTGTTTGTGTAGGTGCGGGGCTTAAAGTGCGCGCGCCCCTTGGAACCGAGAACCTTGTTCCAGTCCATAACGAGACGTTCACCGTGCTTCTTCTGACCGATGCAACGGAAGAACGAAGAGATGCGCCACTCAAGGCTACGGTAGAGAATGAGGTCGAACTTCACAGATGCAATTCCCGTAGCGGTTCTTACGACAGCTGTAATCGTTGCCTTGTTGCAGGCAGGAATCTTGGCACTGCCGGGGAAGCGACCGCGCTCAAAGTTAGTGATTTCAAAATTGTAGTCGCCCTCTTCGAGCGTAATAAACTCTTGACCGTCGCTTTCAATGGCAGAGTCCCAGTCCATGCACATATCCTGTGCGGGAGCGTTGTTATTGTTATAAGGGTTGTAAGTCATAATATTTCCTCCAAATTAGTTGTTATTGTTGTGGTGAATCGTTTTTACGATGCGCTCCCAGTTAGGGAGAAGCCATCTGTTTACGAATTCTTCTGAATAGCTGTCTATGGGTGTTGTTTCGGGATAATGCCCTTTGACTGCCACGAGCTTTTGCAGATCCGTCTCTTCGATTTCCGCCTCACTTAACAAGCGAATGATTTTGCTTATCGTTTCCTCGGGGAGAGTCTGCGGTTTATTACCTTCGCCGAAAATGTGGCGAATGAGATTAAAATCAAGATTCATCTCATCGGGGAGTCCGTGTCTGTTCTTTGCATCCCAACAAGCGTGGTGAGATGCATACATAACGCGCTTGCCACCCTGTGCTTTTTTGGTGTTGCTTTCGGTTGTGACAACATAGGTTTTGAAGTTGACGAAGAGCAGGGCATCACACCATTCTTTGAGAAGGGGAGCTACCTGTTTTGAAAGCTTCATCTCCCAGCGGTCGTATGCGCCCATCTCGTCGGGCTGTTCAAACTTACGCATCTTTGCGTGAGCTGTTACGATAACATTTACTCCCGAAGCAATGACTGCATCGAGTGCGACAAGCAGTCTGCAATACTCCTCGGAGAGGTAAGTGTATCCCTTTCCGTAGCCGAACTCCTCTATACCAGATTTCTTGAATTTAGTGAGTACGTAATCCGTGCACATAATTTCAGCTTTATCTGCAGTGTCCACAACGATGGTCTTGCAGATATTAGGTGTACGGGCTACTTCACCGAGCATACCGAGAAGGCCCTCCCAGGTGTCCGCTTTAGGGAACCTAGCAACGTCCATCTGGTCTGTTCCGTTCTCCAAATCGAAGAACACACAGCCATCGGCCTGCGATGCAAAAGTGGACTTGCCTACGCCTTCAGCACCATAAATAACGAGTCTTACGGGTCTTGTCCTTTGACCCCTTGTGATTTCAAGCATTGTTACCTCCTTAGCTTAACGAGCAGGACTGCTCTTTGATAATTTCTGCGCCCGGCACCACGATGCCAGACTTGATAAGTTTCTTTACATCCGATTTGCTGACCTCGGGAGTCTTGTAGCGGATGAAGGTATCGTAGCCGTTCTTTTCAAGCCAGTCGATGGTCGCGAAGTTATCTGCAACATCCAGACGCTCGGTAGCACGGTACTTAACGGTAGCAACACCGCAGTCGGTATTAACGCCTCCACACTCACGTTCGAGTATTTGCAGAATGCGTTCGGCCTTATGTTCTGCCTTCTGTCTCTTTTCCTTGAGCCGATCCTCTTCGGCTTTTACCATGGCTGCCTCTGCACGACAATTAAGAACGAGCTTTGCAAGGTACTCTAGGATACGAGAGCGTTCCATTTGTAGGGCATTGATTTCGTTCATCACAGAATCAATATCTCCTGTGATCTCCCCAGTTTCGGGGTCTGGCTCAAGCGTGAGAAAAAGGTTCTCAAGAGCCTCGTTTACTTCATACAGTTTCATGCTTTTCTACCTCCGTTACATTCGCTGGAAGCTATGTCCAGGCTGTTGAACTTTTCCATTACTACATCCTCCTTCTTTGATTTTCTTGGTTCGCATTGCCATGTTGACCTTTTTCGCAAGGCTTGCTGCGACAGCGATAAAATCGAGTAAGACGTCTATTAGCTCTTCTTCTTTCGTCATCTCGATATCGTCGTTTTCGTACACTTGTTTTCACCTCCCAAAAGGGACATTCTAGTTTTCGCCCTTTGTGCCTTCTAATGGAAACGAGAATGCCGTTTTGGAAAAAATCTCGGAAAGTTTTTTAGAAAAGTTCAGAAAATTCTTCTTCGAGTACTTTTTTGACCTTTTTCAAGCGGTAAGCGTAAGTCTTACGACCGATGCCTATGCGCTCTGCAATAGCCTCCTCGGACAAGCCTTGCTCACGAAGCTTGCCGATTTCGATTGCCTCGGGCATGAGCGTTGCTAATCTAAGGAAGAGTTCTCTCAAACGTTCGCTGTCGGCAAGAATGTCGGAAAAGAGAGGAGAGGGGTCTGCAAGAGTTTCTATGTACGAGTGTTCTTCGCCTTCTTTGCTGATGAAGGTGTCATCAAGGGAACTCATATCTCCACAAGTGCGGTAGGGACAGGTGAGACAGTCCATGTCGCAGTGAAGCCACTTTGAAGGCGGGCATACACAGCGGCCATGATTCATTGCTGTGCGACGGTAAGCGTTGATGTCTCGGTAGTAGTCATCAAATTGTTCCTTGGTGCAGGGCACTCTAAGGTTCGATGAGCGGATGTAAATGCTGTACTGTTTGTTGTTGCCTGACATAAAAAATCCTCCGTTTGTCGATGTGTTCTCGAAACGGAGGAATGCTGTAGGTGCTACCGTAAAAAGGGTATAGCGAAAAGACCGCAGTCCTAGACGAACTTTCTCCGTTTCGGATTGCAGCGACCCGCTCAATAGGCAGCTGTGTTATTCAGTTGTACAAAACCTATCGTTGAGCCATTCGTGATCAGTGAATGCGAGTCGATCTTGTGCGAAAGATAAAATTTGCGATTGCGATTTTATTTTTGCTTTTGCAGATAAAAAGTTAGCGAAAAGTGTAGATTTTTCTGCTATTTTCTGATATAATGAAAAGGGAAAATAAAATTACATCGCAAATCACCCTTTGCATCTTTAAACTTATCGTTTCTTGAGTTTCTGTCAAGAGGGTTTTCAGTTTCCTGAGTTTCTTTTTTAGGAGGGCGTTATTTTATGACAAAAAATAAAGTTCCGTATTTGTGTGGCGGTGTTTTGTTCTTTTTGATGGCTCATATTAG